AAAGCAAAGGGAAAGCTATTGCAAAAGTGGTAAGCGACATCACTGCGCCATTCCACACGAAACCAATTAAACCAAAAATCACACCTGACATGGATCCAACCGATGCTCAAAAGATGATGATCCAATATAGCAAAGAGATGCAGAAATACGAATTGTTTAGCAATATGGATATGGGCGAAAAGGTTGAATACATGTTAGACACGACTATGCAAAAAGCAGAAGCATGGTTAGGTGGTCCCGGTGGAGAAGCGATGGGCAGAATCTTTACAAAGTTAGGTACAATCGCAGGGAAAGCATGGATTGCCGGACTAACTGGTGCTGCTAGTGGTGCTTTATCGAGTGCCATGGAGGGAAATTTTAGCGGAGCCTTAGGTTTAGGTGCTGCAGCTTGGATGTTGGGTGGCGGAACACTCATGAAAGGCGCTATAGGCGCTGGTAGATGGGCTATGGAAAAAAGAGGCGGTAAAGGTGGTAAGAAAGAAAAAAATAAAGACTCAGTAAAAGGTGAAGAATCAGGCGATCTAGTTTCTACATCAGCAGAATCCAAAAAGAAAAGTAAAGGTAAAAATTCCAAAAACACGTCAGTAAATACTTCAACGGGTGGTAATAAAGGCAAGAAGTCTGTTTTTTCATCTATCTGGGACACAGGTAAAGGCCTTGCCAAAGGTGGTGGAAAGGCTTTATCGACTGCAGGTAAATGGGCTGGTAAAGCTGTTGCTCCGGTTGGCATTGCTTTAAGTATAAGTGACATTTTTAAATCAAGTGATAAAGTTAAAGCAACTGGAGAAACTGCAGGAGGTGCCCTTGGTGGTTGGGGTGGAGCTGCATTGGGTACAGCTATTCTCCCTGGAATTGGTACGCTGATTGGTGGAGCAGCAGGATATTTAGGTGGTAAATATTTAGGTGGAAAAGCTGTTGATACAGCAAGAGGTAGTGGTGAAGTTGCTAAAAGTACACCTGAACCGTTGCGGACGTTGGCACCTAGACCAACATTGGCACAGAATCCAACCCCGGTATCTGCATCAACAAAACAGGCAAATCCTGAAGCTGCTAAATCCATTGATACTACAAAATTAAATGAATCAGCCAATAAACTTGCAACTACCTTAGAAACTACTAATACAGCCTTTACACCTATAGCAACAAGTGCTCCACTGATTGGTCAAACTATGACTACACTTGCAACAAGTTTAGTAACCACTAATACAGCGTTTACAGCAATATCAACAAGCGCTCCATTGGTAGGTCAAACTATGACTATGTTAACGGGGTCATTTACAGAGCTTCAAACAAGTGCTAGTACCACAGCTGCTAATATGAATAATTTAACGATGTACACAGGATCAGTAAGTACGGACTTTGTTACATCATTTTATTCGCTTAAATCAGCAACGGATCAATCAACATCTAACATGTCCAGTCTAGCAGCAGCAATAGCCGCAGCATCTGGAATGTTCAATATGCAAGGTATTCAAACGGCGGCACAAGGTGTAATAGCAGCTTTAAACAGTTTTAAAACACGTATTGATAACGCGCAGATACCAACTGGAGGCGGTACTACATCTAGGAGGACGAAACTTGAATAGCTATCGAACTATACAAGGTGAAACGTGGGATTTAATTGCATATAAATTATGGGGAAGCGAGTATTTGCTTCCTCTTTTATTTGAAGCCAATCCTCAATGTAGAGATATTTTAATTTTTGAGGGTGGGCTTTTATTAAACGTTCCTGAAGTCTTGGTAGAGGACGTTACAGAAAGGCCTGAATGGTTAGGAGAGGAAGATGAACTATGAGTACGAAATTTGCCAGAAGTACAAAACTCAACATTCTCTATAATCATCAAGATATCAAAGAAATACTAAATAAGCACTTAATCTCTTGGACGTACACAGATAATTTATCAGGTGAAATAGATGATCTAAATATTGAATTAGAAGATACAGAGGCATTGTGGCTTGATTGGTTTCCATCAAAGGGCTCTCTTATCCAAGCTGCAATCGAAAAATTGAATTTGGAAAACAGTCCCTTTAAACAGCAAATCGGGAAATTTGAAGTTGATACGATTAATGGTAGAGAATCTGTAATTTCCATTATGGCATTGGCCACATCCGAAAAGTCCAGTTTACGTGGAGAAGAAAAGAGTAAGGCATGGGAAAAAGTAAAATTAAAAAGTGTATTCACTGAAATTGCGAAAAGAAATGGTATGAAATTGGTTTGGCAATCCTCAGACAATCCTACAAAGGATCGTGTTGAACAAGATAATGAAACGGACTTAGCCTTTATCTATCGACTATGTAAATATGAAGGTCTCTGTTTAAAAATCGCCAATAACAGCATTGTCGTATTAAATGAGGAAGATTACGAGAAACAAGAAGCCAAGTATTACATCAGACGCAAAAGCAAGGAAACCGACTTAATTAAGGTAATTGAGCGCAGTTTCTCAAGTACATTAACAGACACATACAAAGCTTGCAAAGTTACACATACGGTAAAAAAGAAAACCATAACTGCTACTTTCACACCAAAAAAACAGCCTAAGACTGGCCGTGTTCTAAACGTGAAACAAGAGGTGAAATCCCAAGCGGAAGCACTAAGAATTGCTAAGA